TCGTCTTTTTCTATAACCTTCATAGAACCACTACCAGTCTCCTTAACTTTGTAAACCTCATTCATATAGGTTTTGTAGTTGAAATATACAACTTGGATGGTATTAGTGTCTTCTTGGTGCTGAGAGTTATTATTCGATCTATTAGTAGACTTGTTCTTCATTATGTCCTCTAGATCTTCCTCTGTTAAGTGGGGAAACTGCTTTGCTAACTCGTTAACCGGGATAGTCTTTACCTCACCAACGTAGTATATATCATCGAAATAAGGGGAATCTGTATAAGAGTATACTAGATTTGCTGGGTCAACATAATCAATCACAACTCCCTCAGAAGTGTTAAAGCTAGTTTTAGTAGCTCCAATACCTATGACGGTAAGATCGTGGTAAAATCTTTTCTTTATTAACTCAAATTTATTACCATCTAACAAGGTATTTATAGCTTGTTCTTCGGCGATCTCTACAGCTTGTTTGTAAGACAACTGCATGTGCAACGCTAATTCTTCTTCGGAATCAGGTAGCGTCTCTTCGTTATGCTCTGATATCTGTATTCCAAAAGCATCCTCTGTAAAAGCATTTAAGTCCTTTGTTCGCATATCAGCTAATATAGAATCCATGTATGCTGTTCTTTTGCTTACACCATAAGGATCTTGAGAATATGCTTTTATATCGTACATTCTCTCGCTCATACCGTTGACTACAATGTCAACAAACTTTGAAATTATAGGGACTGGCGTCCAATCTAAATTAAGATAGGACAAATCACCGTTTATCGACAACTCATCCTTATACTTTTGAATAGACTGCTCGCCTCGAGCGTACAATCTTAAATTATGAAAATCGTTTTGATTAGATCTATATCTACTAGAACTCCTATCGTTATTAAACCATTCTTGCTCTATAGCTTTACCAACTTTTAAACCATACTCGTAACTTAGCTTTTCAGCGTCACTCACGGTTTGACTTGGGAAATAACTTTTAATGCCAGACTCTGCCATATTTATTACTTGATTATTTGTGAATTGTTTCCAGTGTTCGTGTACCTAGAAACACTTATGTTTAATTTGGGTTTTTCAACCTTTGCGTTTGGTGCGTATAAATGTCTGTTGTTAGCCATAATCGCTAATCCAGAACTTATTGATGCATCGTGCTTTGTTCTTTTGTTTATATCGAACTTCGTCCAATCATTCAGGAGTTCATTAAAATAACAATCTCCGTGAGTTCCATCTTGTTTAATACCTACGTGACCCTGTATATACATTTCAATCGCAGCGGCATGTGCTTGTTTTATATCTTCACTTGAATTGGGTATCCCACCAACCTCTTTTTCTGCTACAGATAATTTGTTCCAAATTTTATCAGGTCTGTTCATGCTAAACCCTCTATATCCTCTTCGTCTTAGATAGTACAGTAGACGTGGTTTGTTGTTCTCCGCTAATATTGGCATTCCATAAAAAACTAAAGCCATTAGAACGTCTTCAAAGAACATCTCAGCTGTTGGGGGTCTTGATAGGTATTCTAAAAAAAAGCTGTTCGCTGGAGCCTCTTCCATTGAGAATCTAGTTAAACCGTGCAGAGCTCCTTTTGATCCAATTCCATCTACTGTCCCTGATATATCGTAACTATCACAACCAAAAGCTCCCATGTGTTCGTTTCCTGGGTGTTTAACGCCATTCTTCAGTACAACTCTATTTTGTAACTCTTGAGGTGGAACCCAGCTTACTTTGAATCTGCCTTTTGGATCTGGATAAAATATAACTTGGGAATCTTTGATCCCATTAACCCATTGAAAATTCCCTTGAGTAATTCCTAGAGTATTTTTCATCTCTTCGTTATAATCGATCTGCTCGTATAGTTTAACTAAGTTAAATATACTTCCCTTAGTCTCGTCTCTAAACGCATGCTCTGTTGTTCTTGGGAACTGACGGTAGAATTCATTTAATCCATCTGAATCGTCTTTTAAACCATCAACCTCATTTTGCCAGTTATCTATTACACCTACATCTATTAATTCACCGTTTGGGTCGAATCGATCGATATCAGGAGTAGTAAAGACTGGAACTCCGTACTCGTCAATAAACCCTTCGTAGTTCCACTCCATTGGGATAAAAAGAGAGTATAAGCCAGACTTTGTCTGACCATTTCTATTTCGCTTCGTGACATCTGATGAGTTGTATAATTTCTTAAAGTTCTCCCCTCCTTTATCTAAAGCATTTGACGTTGATCCCATCATACACTTACCGATAATCCTCGATCCTAATCTTAAACAAGTTTTTGTAACTCTCCAGTTATTTAATATATTATCTGGTCTTTCCCATTTACCACTTTCATCATGTACTAGTAGAGCTAATTTTTCACCATCATAACTATTGTCTCCAGTATTCTTCCAGTCAATTGTTGTATCTAATCCTTGTATGTCCTCCAGCTTTTCATTAGCCGTAATCTTTTTTCTCGTAAACTTACTAGCAGGTACACGGTAAGCAAGCTCGGACTTTGGGCGATCCATACCATCTTGGACAGGTTTGAAAAAGAATGGGTAGTTAATTGATATAGGGACAACTTTGTCGGTAAACATTTTTTTAGCATCTGCTCCTGATTTAGATAGTATTCCATATCTACTATCACTCGCGAGAGTGGCTAAATTAACGGTTTCCGCTGAAGACATAAAAGAAAATCCAGATCTTCTATTCTTAAGGTAGCACATCCCATAACATCTTTTATCTGCTTTACAAGCTTCCCAAAATATAAAGAACAATCTATTTGCTTCTCTAAAGTCTGGTGCTCCAACGTCAATCTTACTCCATTGTAAGTACATGTATTGAGTACCTGTTATCCAAACCGGTTTACCATCATTTGTAAACCAAAATCCTTCCTCTCTTCTTCTAAACTCTTCGTCTATATAATCGTGCCACTGGTCCTTTTGATCCTCTGGATAAGCACGCCAATCAAAGATGTTCTTTAAGCGCTCTAATTCCTTCGGTTGAGTAAACTTAACCCATTTATCTTTCGGGTCCTTATACACGTCCTTAGGTACCTTAGGTAGAGCGATAACTAGGTTTTGTATCTCTATGATTTCTCCTATTTGACCGTTGTGAGATAGTATTATTATGTCATGCTCTTTGTCATAACCATACTTCCACTTCTTACCTTTATTCATCCTATGAATAGTGGTAGTTTTTATCGGTTCAACCGTTTTAACTAATGTTTGTTCGTAGATCATTTAGATCTACCTTCAGCGAATCCTTTAAAGGTTTTATCCTTAACGTCTTCTATTACTTTTCCTTCTAAAAGGTTCTCCTCCTCCTCAATCCTAGTAAGTATTTCAAAAGCATCAAAAATAGCTAGTTTTTTAGAGGCAGCTGCATTCTTTAACTTATCAGCTGTCAAATCATCTTCCGAGTCAGTGACTATAGCTTCTTTCGCTACTTTAATTAACTCCTCCACTGCTTTGTGCCCAGCTAGGATTATACTCCTCTTCGTCTCCTTGATGTTCATATTTGATTGTAATAAAATTAGATAAAACTCGATATAGTCTCTCGCCATCAACGATAAACTCGTATTCACTACTTGGACGAAAACCGACTAAGTCGTTTTTCTCAACTGTACCGTCGGAATACTTAACGATACCTTGTAATGGTTTTTCAGATTCAATATTAAATTGATCTATAGCTTTTAATGGAGCTACAAAGCAATATCCCTTGGGACAAATCCATTTGTCATCTCTTTTGTATAAAAAGATCTGATCTTTCCCTATGAAGTAAGTTGATTCATTAAAATAGCTTCTACTATTCTTTTCTACCCCCTTTACGTTATGCCATCGTCTAAAGACGTTATGGTGTACTAAAACCGTATCACCAGCTTTAATTTCCGCGTGACCAACAATCGGGGTAGATACTACGACAGCTTCTCTGTTAACATACTCATGATTAAAAATCTCGGTATTTAAGATTAGCTCTCCACCATCTAGTTTCTTGGTGTTATTGTATCTCTCTCCTTTTGGTGTCACGACAAAGTCGTAAACACTTTTCATTAGTATTCGAGGTTATATTCGACTGACACTGCCATATTCTTATTGAAGTCCTTCCACGGTAGTACGTCATTCTTTTTTTTAATGTAGATAGAGAATTTTGATTCTTCTTCTACTATATCGCAGATAGTGTGTCCACCATACACTTCTTGCCCCACGGCATAGTGCATAGCGTCACTCTTATAATCCTTGCCGATACTTATCTTACGAATTAACTTCGCCATTTTCTGGGTAGTTTATTGTTCCGTTTTTGATATCAATATCAATCGTACCATATTGTTTTGCTAACTCATCTTGTAAGACTTCAAGCTCACCTCTAAGTAAAGTTACTCCATGCATATTCTCGTGCTTTTGTAACTCCATAGCTCCAACTTCTAGTTGACCTCTATTTATACTATTAATAAGTTTTTGAACGTTCTCCAACTGCTCTGCAGTTATTTTCTCAGGCTTAATACCTTTAAGTTCTTTAATCTTTGCGTTTGTTCCTTTTGTTTTTGTTGTCATAATTTAATTTAATTTAATTTAATTGTTATACTACGTATTTATCGAAAATTGATAAATCTTCTGTGGTCCAAAAGTCTTTGGCCAGCATTATTTTAAGATGTTCTACATTGCGCTCGACTACTCCATCTTCATCTGTAATACCTTCCATTGAATCGATTAAGGTAGCGCTATCTAACATTGCTGAATAGTGTTGTGCTATTTGTTCTTCTTGTGTCATTCTTATTGTTTTTATAATTGTTATTTTAATTCTGACTTAAGATGGTATATCTTCTTCAACCCAATCGGTTCCAGCTAAAATAGTTAGTATCTCACCGTGGTTATACACTGTCTTACCACTTAAAAAACTTGGAGTGTCGCCTTCGAATTTTACAAAAGTTTGTGAATCGTCAAGCGAATACCTTAAGGTGCTTTCAGATGTTTCGTTTACTTGTGAGAAATCAACCGAGCCAACCTCTGAAGCATTTATTATTACGTATCTTCTATTTTTGTATGACATTTTTATTGATTTTTATTTTAAGACGGTACGTCTGCTACTATATCTCCTGCATCCATATTTGTCATCGTTCCATTAAGACCACCCTCACCGTCCACTATAGTAGGGTGTGTGTCCCCATCCCCCATTCTCCACCAATGTTGTAGTGTCCCACTACTAGTATAACCACCCCCATCAACATCTAGGTCGATAGGTACTCCACTATTATATACTGTGGATGCCTCCGAAGCAGTCAGCACGTTGGTCCAAAAAGATATCTCATCTAAATTACCACCTAAATAATAACCACCCCAAACCGCTGAGTGAGCCACGCTCAGAGCAATTGTGCTGGCGGTATAAGTGTTAGGTGTGCCTGGACCGGCTTTCACAAGATCTGAACTTCCATCTATATAAAGGGTCACTGTACTTGCTGTTCCACTACCTCCTTCACAAGTAACTAATAAATGATGCCAAGCGCCATCATTAATTATGGTAGCACTATTTAATGTCCCTGAGATCATAGGGTGTTGTACTCGTATCTTTCCACCAGTGAGGTATAAGTACCATGCAGCGTCTTTTTGTAGTATTATTTTCCCACCAGTTGTAGTTGTCTTTATCCACACAGAATAACTACCAACATCAAATGTGACATTCCCCATAAGAAGTTTGTCATTAGCCCCGTCAAATATAACTGAGTAATTGTTGACAATTTCGGATGCGAGAGATGCCCCAGATGTATTAGTGACCTTGCTTATATTCGCCTTTGCTCTACCGCAAACCTTAGCTATATTAGCGCTAGTTACTGAATTTATTTTTGCGTATGCCATATTTATATTATGCTAGTTCTATATAAGTACTGTCTGGATTGAACCATATTTCTCCTTGAGTTGCGTGATTAACTTGATACCCTATAACACGGACTATATCAGCGGTACCTGCTGGAGCCGTTGCGGTGGCATCGCCGTTTGATGCGGCAGATAAATATAATACATCTCCAATAGCACCTGGATCGTGATCAAGTGTTACCATACCTCTTAATAACATTCCGTTAGTATCTGAAGCGGCTCCTAAAGCCACTCCTAGTAAACCATCACAAGTTGCGACTGCATTTGCATTTGTTGCCTCCCAAGTTCCATCTGATTTGTAATGATATATTGTACCAATAGTCATTGACGTTGTACCACCGAAGTAAACTACATCTCCATCACTAGCCCCGACAGTACTACCTGATAATTTTATTTTTCTACTATCAACAGTGAGTTCTCCGTTTATAGTTAATTCACTTGATAAAAAATTACCGTGTATTAATGGAGTTGCTGTATCTGTATTTGCTATGTAAAGTGAATTAGCCACGGAATTTCCATATCCCGCTTTGTAACCTAAAAATACACAAGCGTCTCCTGAAGAATTCTCGCCGGCACTCTCCCCTATAGCAACACTCAATTGCCCTGCTGTATTACCCTTTAATGCTCGAGCTCCTATAGCGACAGCTGAATTACAACTATTATTACCTTGTAATGCCCAAGTTCCTATCGATACGTTATAATTATTACTTGCTCTTGCATTATTAGCGCTTTTTCCTATTGCAATATTCCCAAAACCACCTTGATTGGCTGAAAGAGTTTCAAATCCTACCCCTATATTAGCTGACCCAGTTGTTGTGGCAAGAAGAGAACTCGCTCCTATTCCCACGTTATCTTGGGCCGTGGTATTAGCCCTCATAGCCCAATAACCACTAGCCACGTTATTAATCCCAGTTGTATTGGAGAGTAGCGCTTCATGTCCAAAAGCAGCATTTCGATTATCTGATAAATCATCATTTAATCCTGCATCTTCCCCAAAGAAAGTAGAATTACCTAACCCCGTTTGCGATACTCTACCTGCGAATGTAGCTAAGTTGTCGCTATTTAATGTTAAAGCCACGGATTCTGAAGCATCTCCGTCTGTAGTATAAAATTGTAGTGAAGCCCCATTCTCGGTTCCTGACCATCCCGCATCTGTTATTGCTTGTATTCTAGCACCAACAGTTGAAGCCGATGCACTCTCAGTTCCTTTAAATTCTATAACCCCAAGCCTACTACCGCTTTGCATAGCCGCTCCATCATCCCCTGCTAGAACTAATTTACCTCCTTGAGTTGCACTATCTGCTGTTGTATTTGTTATAAATGCTTTCCCCCAACCCTTCGCTGCGGTTCCTAAACCACCCTCGCCTTTGGCTCTAGGTACTATATTTGGTGTTGCCATATTTTCTTTTTATTTTTTTGTTAAACGTCTAATGGACGTATGTCTGTTCCATCTAAATCCCAGTAACCCTCAGCTCCATGAGTTGTCGTGTCTTGGGGTATGTAATCAGTACCAGATAAATCCCATGTATCATGGAAGTCACTAACCGAGCCTGTTGATGCCGGTCTTAACTCACCGGCGACTACACTTTCCCACATGTGATCCTCTGCAAATATGACAATGCGATTACTCCCGTAACCAGCACCACCTATCATCATCCCTAAACCTAGAGCTGCCATTATCTACCGAAGTAACAAACTATACCATCAGTATCAGCGGTAGCACCAGTAGTAGTCACTGTAGACCATCTACCGAATAGAGTGATTCCTTTTGGGAAAACAGTTGTACTAGATATAGGTTCTGAATTACCACCATTTAAAGCTACTTGCGTAACGGTACCCATATAAGCCGCATCAGCAACCACCTCAGGTGTTAGCGTAGCAATACTAGTATCTGCAAGCATTTGGATTGCTACAATAACCATTCCAGCTGGTGGAGTAAATGCCCCATTGTCATCTACGAACCCGCTACCTAGTTGTCCAAAGCCATAAGAGACTTCTGTTGAATTTATTCCCATTGTTTTATTTTTTTACTTTTTCTAATGATCTACCGCCGAAATAGGCTCCAATCACGGTTATTAATACTAATTGTAATAAATCTACCCATGAAGCTTTAACCTCAAAAGCGATTACACCAGCATCGATAAAAACTAACAGTATCGTAGATACTACTAGGAATATTAAAACTAGTGGTCTTATATTTTTACTAAGCCACGAATCGGATTGCATATCCATCTTCCAACGCTCAGTTACTTGTTTTTGCATTTCCGCTTCATAACCCATTACTAGGTCTTTGATTTTGGCTTCAGCAGCAAGTTTCTCTTCCTTCGATGTAGTTAGGTTATCTAAAACTCCACCTACACTCTCAACGAGTTTAGCCGCGCCACCGGAAAGTATATTAGTTAATATACTCATTTTCCCTGAGCATCTTCTATGCGTTCCTGCTTATTAGCATCGTAACTTCGTTTTTTGTTTTGAGCCTTCTTTTTATCTAAAGAAATCTTAGTATCTTTATGTAAGTTAGATATGTTAAAATCCCCTTTATTTTCCATGTCAGCACTCGTGAATTCATCACTAGTATTAAACTTTCTATTAACCGCTTTTGTTGTTGTGTTAGGTTTCTTTACTAACATGTTCTTATCTTTAGATTTGAATCCTCCAAACCCCTTCATTTTAAATGGTGTTTTCATAATTTATTTAATCGTTTCCGTTATTTGCGTCATTTTCCCAAGGAAAACCAGTGTCTCCAGCCTCCTTCCATTGTCCATCTACTAATATAGAGTCTATTCCATTTATATCAGTTCTTTCAAATCTCTCTCCATTATATGTAATATGGTCATCATCGTAAGTTAACTTACCAAGCTTCATATCTGTGGCGTGTCTCATTTCATGATTCACAGTTTGCCTGTACTCAAAGCTATTAGGGTTAAGCTTGTCGCTCACATATATACTCCCGTCCATATTAGCCTCGCCTAAGATGCCGTCACCAAGTGGTTTAACTATAATAGGTGTTCCAGGAATAGTAGTTTCCTCGTTGCGAATAAAGCTAAGTTTAGATTTAATTTCTCCGTTACTTGCTTGTAAACCTCTTTCTTTCCCTAGTTTAAAAGCCATTACTTCTTTTTATTTTTCTTACCAGTTTTCTTCTTAACAGTTCCAATTGCACTATAGTTAAACCTCTCGTTCCATGGCACGTTAGCGAGCTTACCGTTGACCATCACACTAGCTGTTCTAGCGATTTTCTTGGCTTTAGGTTTTGTTGTAGGTATAATCGGTTCTTCCTCTATCTCACTTTCTTTTTTCTTAGGAGCCGTGTAATATTTGCTTGGATCTACAGATGCGAATGCGTTATCTGCATTTGCACTTGTTTTAGAATTACCTAAAGACCTACCCATAGCCATGAATCTACCGAGAATACTTTCTTTCCCTGCACGAAACGGAGTTTTTTTAGAGAATCCTTGAGCGAATGAATTTCCTTTCTTAAAGTTTGGCATAATTATCTGTCTTTGTCTTTTATCATATCATCTATAGATTTATTGAAAACCTTATCAGTATATGTTGTATTTTTATAGAAAACACTTCTTTCTGAAGTAGGTAAATCTTCTTCACCCAGTAGAACTCTATATATCCTACTTATTACTTGTGAGCATTTAAATGATGTCTTAAATACAGAATACTTTATAGTAGTTCTGTTCCTGTGTCTCCACGTTTCAATCCATCCTGCTTTCTTAAGTTTCACCCAACGATTGTTGTCCCAACTCATTGTGTAGGTACCATCCTTAAAACCTTGCCGTGTAAATCTTCCTTTACAATCTAAATAAATTAATAGTTCTAAATCTGCATCTGTTAACCCGTAAGTCTTACAAGCCCACTTTCTAGTGAGCCTGTAATACTTCAGGATATTCATATCACGCAGATCCTGCGCGGTTAGTCTCATTCAGACTATGCGGCAGCTACATCAGCAGTAACACTAGTGATACCAGTAATACCAGCCACTAAGTATGAAGATGCTTGGTCGTCAGCAACCACCACTAATTTTCCGTGATTAAATTTAGACATTGGAGATAAAGCTTGCATTAAAAGCTTAGCTACAGCATCTGATGCTCCATCAGCACAAGCTAATACTACGTTATGCAATACACTACCTTGTCCAAAATATAGAGTTACTATATCGTTTCCAGCTATGCAAGCTGAGAATGTTTCTAATGGAAAAGCGCCTGTAGCTTCATTTCCATTATCGAAATACAAAATTGGTCCGTTCATTTTTTCTTTTTTTTGTTAATTAATTAATTGTGTTTGTTTGTTTCTAAGTTTAAGGCTTAGGGTTTGTGGTTTGGGTTAATCTATATCTAATATCACACGTAAAGGTGATATAATAAGTTATTCTACTAAGACAACGTCTCTTGACTGTATAACTTGGTATAAATCATCTTTCCAAGATATAGCGTGTCCAGCGTGTTTGTCATAGAATATAGTATCTCCATCTTTTAATCCTTCGACTAGATTTCCAGTGGATATTATCTTTGCTTTAATGTATCTGTTATCTACATCAGTATCATCAGTCATTATAAGACCGGCAACCG